CGCAATGGCCGAGCTGGACAGCACTGACGAATAGATGCTGCCGCTGAACCCGGCATTGCCGTCCTTGTCGGCCCACATCGCCGCGTTCGACTTCTTGGCCGCGCCGGCGCCTACGTTCGGGCCCAGGTAGAGCATCAGGTTGTCGGTGCCGAAGCCGGCGCCGAGCACTGCCTGCGCAGTTCCGGCCCAGGTCCGCAGGTAACCGGCCTGCCACTCCATGCCGTTGTTGGCGCCCACAGGCGACATGACCCGGAATGCGTCGGTCATGAAGTTGATCTCACCGCGCACACCGTCGTTGATCGACTGCATGCCCACGACCCGGCCGTTCACGTCCAGGTACATGCCCCACAGGGCCTTTGCCTGCCCCAGGCTGTTCACCTCCACCGAGAGGAGCTGGGTGACCTGGGCGTACTTCTCATCCACTCCCGACGCCGACGGCTGCCAGGGCGGCACGGTCGTCTGCTCGGCAGCGGCCACCGACACCATGGGCCGAATCACGCTGAACGCCGGCGCGGAGACCGAACCGGTGACCTGGGAGCGGAACCAGAAGCGCAGAGCCACGGTCCCGGCCGGGGCCACAGCAAAGGCCGATTCCGTGACATACCCCTGCGGCACCACCGCGCTGGCGCCGCCCGTGATCGTCCCTCCCGAGGAGTTGAGGAAGTCGATGCCGAAGGACAGGGTGCTCGACGCCTGGCGGTCGCCGGCGCACTGCACGCAGTAGCGAGTGCCGGCCACTGCCGGAACGCTGTTCGAGCGCACGACGACCGTTCCGCCCGACAGCGAGGCGGTTGACTGCCATGTCAGGACGTTGATGCCGCCCGGGCGCTGCCCGTTTCGGTTGCGGTACAGCTTGTAGGTCGAGTCCGCGACATTGCCGACGAGCGAGTCCGAGGCGATCACCCAGCCGAAGGTGTCGCCCTCGAAACCCGCGTTCCCGATCAGGTTGCCGCTGGTGGCCCCAACCGATGCCCTCAGCTTGGTGATGTCCTCCGACTGCGCGACGATCAACCCGCTGTTGAGGTTCACGGAGGCGCGCAGCGAGTTCAGCCCCGAGGCGTTGGCCGCGAGCCCGTTGGTGGGGTCGTTGATCTGGGTCTGCAGCAGCGTGGTCCGGTCGGCTTCCGAAGCGATTCGCCCCTCGGCCTGCGTTACACGGGCGTTGGTCTGCACGATAGCCGCAGCGTTGGCCGTGGCCTTGTCCCCGGCCTGCTTTGCAAGCTCGCGGTTGTTCGCGTCGATGGCATTGAGCACCGCCTGGCGCAGGCCGTAGACGTTCAGCCACTTCTCGAGGAACTTTGCCGCGGTGCTGATGCTGACGTTCGCCGACAGCGTGGTCCTGAGCGTCAACGGGCGCGGCCGGATGACCGCCGAGCGCGTTGGCTTGGCGGTCAGCCGCATCTCCATGGGCATGGGGCGCGGTCGGACAGCGGACGGGTACGCCAGGCTCGGGCTCGCGTGCGCGCCGAAGCTGACCGCAAGAGGCCGGGGTACAGCATGCGCCGCGCCGCTCGGGCTGGCTGACACCCCGAACGCCACGCCCTGGGGCTTCGGGTCCGCGCTCGCCCAGGCACTCGGCGCGGCCGACAGGCCGAACGAGACAGGCATCGGCTTGATGCCCGTGCTTCCCTTCGGGGATGCCGCAAGGCCGAATGCCATCGCCATCGGCGCCACGGTCGCCACGGCGACCGCGGCAACCTTGGCCGCCAGCTTGATCGAGACCGGCATCGGCGCCGCGGTGATGCCCGAGAACGCCGGCCCCGGAGCGTCAGCCGTCAGCACCTGCCCGCCGCCCGTCAGTAGCCGGCGGCCGTCGCCGGTGAGCAGGTACTTCGTCATGCGGGCCAGCCCTCCGTTACGTCGTATGCCAGCGCGGCCGACAGGTCGGGCAGCGCGTCGATGGCTTCGTGGTGCGCGCGCTCCGCCGAGAAGCAGGCTTGAACGTGCGCGGTGATCGCCCCCGCGATGCCTTGCAGCTCCACGGCCGTCAGGTAGACCCAGCCGTTCTCCGCCTTGAAGTCCACGCCATCGACCTGAGCCACCTGCATGGCGGCCAGGACAGAAGCGATCCGGTTCTGGTCCTGCAGCGCTGTGGCCACACGCACGCCGCCGAGCGTCAACCCGCCCGTTTCGTGGGACCAGCGGCGGGCAGTCGCAGCGGCGCGCAGCTGTTCCTTCACCGCAGCCAGGTCAGGCACGGGAAGCGGCTCCTGTACCCACCCGCCGCGCCACACCACCCGGCAGCCAGCGTCAGCGGCCGGCGGTTCGGTCGCCGTGCAGCGCCCGGGCAGCGGGCCGTTCTCGTCGCAGTCCACCGAACCGGCCGGGGCGCCGCTTTCGTCCCACAGATAGAAGGTTTTCATGCCTTGACATACCCCTTGATGCCGCTCAACCCGTCGATCCGCGGAGCTCGGAACTGCGTGGTTTCGTCGTAGTTGTAGATCGGCGCAGTGCGCTGCAGGTCAGTGCCACCGTTGGGCCGATACAGGTTGGCCCCGAACGCATCCTCAAGGAAAACCGTCCTGGAGCTGTGGCCTACCGAGTCACTGAGCACCCACGTTTTCCCGAAGTCGTCCGAGTACATGTGGTTGTGCTGCCCGACAGTGGTGCCGTACGAAAGCGCAAGCATGCGGTCGCCGATTCGTCGGATCTGGTCGTGCGACCCAATGGTGGAAACCGCGGAGAAGTTCGCGCCGTAGTTCTCAGACCGGACAACGCCGGCAGAGTTGGCGAACAGCAGGACCGGGCCCTCCACCTGGATCAGGTCTGCCCCCGCTTGCGCAGGCCCGTTGAGACCCATGATGACGCTCGTCCACGACGTGCCGTTGTTGGTAGACCGGTAGCACGTCGTGGTGCTGAACAAGAACGAGACGAGCATGCCGTTACCGAATGGCACGATGGAGATGCTTGACCCAATCGTGGTGATCGGGGTCCACGTTGGAGACGCGGAGCCGGCGTTATCGGAATAGTAGGCAGTGCCGGAGAGCATGCAGACGAACAGCCTGCCCAGCGACTCGGAGATGCTGCAAACCGATGCCCCCTGGATCGAGGGGAATTCGGTGAACGTCTCCCCTTCGTCAGTGCTGCGCAGCAGCGAGCCGTTATTCGACCCGATGAACAACCCCAGCGACGTCATGGCCACATAGGTGAAGGTGGTGTAGACGCTGGTCAGCGACTTGGACGACCAGGTGAGGCCGTTGTCGTAGCTCATCCAGACGGTGCGATTCGGGCCAACGCCGATCAGCTTGGTGGCGCTGATCCGCGCGTACCGGTTGACCTGCCGGATGCTGGCAGTCGGAATGGAGACGGCGCTGTAGATCGATCCGGGCAAGTAATCCGGCACTGCACCGACCAGCGCAAACAGGTCCGGGTAGCTGGCCTGTGAGTAGATGCTGCCGGCGTTGAGCCATCCTGCGCCAGGGTTGGAAGCCGTGAGCAACAGATCGCCGGTCCTGGCCTTGTCGCCAGCCAGCGCCATGATTGCTGCGATGGTGGTTTTCAGCGTGGAGCCTGCGCCCGTGCCCCGCTGGACCGCGACAACCTCAGCCCCGGTGAGCGTCCCCGCCGGGTCCAGCCCGTTGAAGTCGGTGCCCATGTCGGCCATATCAGTCCACCGTGAAGTTGATGATGGCGGGATCGAACTTCGGAGCGATGCCGGCCGAGATTGCCAGCGATGCCGGATCATCGAACGCGCCGCGCCACAGGAGCTTTCCGGCGCCGGACGCGGCCGTGCCAACGCCAATATGCGTGATCGTGGCGCTGCCAGACGTGCAGGCCGGGAACTGCACCGTGGCGGTGTTCGATACGATGTTGCCGGTTACGGTCCAGCCGCCCGCTGTGCGAGCTACCGGGACGCGGGCATACCCACCATAGGCGACCTCGCTCGTGGCCTGGTTGCCGCCCTCGCCCGGGTCTGCCGTATGTAGGCTCACGTAGAACGAGCCGGGGGCAGCAGAGCCCAGCAGGCCGGCGGCGTCGCCCAGGCCAGTGAAGGGCGTGTTGTTGAACATCAGGAGCAGATAGCCGTTTTCGAGAGTATCGGTGGCTGCGGTCATTGTTTCCTCGTGCAAAAAGAAGGCCCGCTTGCGCGGGCCTGGTGGGTTACTTGATGTAGGTGAATCCGCTGGTGTCGTTCCATGGCACCGGGTCGCTCAGGGTGGCGAGGTAATCCGTCAGGTCGTCAACGGCGGCCTTGTATGCGTCGAGCTGTTCCGTCGCCTCGGACAGCTGCGCCTCGGCCTCGATCCCCGGCAGCTCGTTGAGCAGCGCCTGGTAGTCCCGGATCAGCTGCGGCTTCTCGTCGGCCGAGATGATCGAGTCCGACAGGATCGTGTTGATTCGCTCCTGCGCCGCCGCCACCGCCGCCTGCCTGGCTGCCCGCTCCGCATCGATCTGCTGCTGACGCTGCAGGGCTTCGGCAGCGATCTGGTCGGCACGGTCAGACGCTTCCTTGGCATCCCCCTCGAATCGCAGCCGGTTGGCCTCATCGATCTGGCGCTGCAGCTCGATCAGCTTCTCGGTCGTACCCTCGGGGTCCAGGTCATCGATGATCTCGCCCAGGTTGGGGCCGAACGTCCTTGTCACCGTGCGCATGCCCTCGGACAGCTGCCCGGCCGTGTTGCGCGATCGACATGCGATGGTCCACTCGCCTGCCGCCGGGAGCACGCTCTCGAACGGCGCCGTGTAGTACCCCGACTCCCCCAGCGGGGTCATCGTGTTCCAGTCCGGCACCGGGGCATTGCCGGCCGTGTAGCGGATCTCCACGCCCGCGAAGTCCGGCGAGCGCATCGTGTCCGCCAGCCAGCCCCAGGTGTATACGCGGACGCCACCACTACGCTCGACCACGTCGAACAGATCCACCAGCACTGGAGGGAGCCCAGCCCCCCCGGTGGTGTAGACCGCCTGCACTGCAACGCCGGCCTCGCCATCGGGCGAGAACGGCCGCACGACGATGGTGTACGTGCCTGGCTCGTTGATGCGCCACGTTGCCGTCCGCGTCACCGTCTGGGCCACGTCCTGCAGCTCGCCGCCGGCGCCGGCCGCCCGAACCACCGTTGCCCCCACAGGCCCGGTCACGTCGAACGTGGCCGTCAGCTCGGTGAATGTGGTGTTGCCCTGGACGATCTGGGCCTCGCTGATCCGCAGGTTGCTGGCCACCGGCCGGGTCTGCAGGAGCGATTGATTCGGCGCCGGGATGTAGTGCCCGGTGAGCACGTAGTCCCAGAACTCCGGCCCCTCCGGCACAACCCGCACCGCGGCGCCTTTCAGGTCAGGCTCCGGCTCGATGCTGGTCACGCGCACCCGATAGCCCGGCGTCTGCCGGAAGTCGTAGACCCAGATGGTGTCGTGGGCCGGGTTGTCCGGATCGGCCCCGGGGATCGCGGCATCTGCCGGCCACGGATCGGCCAGCGTGATGCTGTTGCTCGTGCCGCTGAACGGCTGCACGCGCAGCACCCTGTACACCCGCTCGCCGGGGATGCGCAGCCCGATGTACGCATTGCCGGCCGCCGGCGCCGGTACGGGCTCGTCCAGTAGCAGCGTCATCGCGCCGACGGTACCGCTGGCGCCCTGGACACGCCCGCCGTAGCCCCACTGCGTGAGGTCGTGCTGCAGGGCCAGCAGCGACAGCCGCTGGTAGCTCAGGTGCTCGATGTCCGTGCTGTAGCCGATGTCCTTGTACTGGTACAGGTGCTGGGCCAGATGCCAGCGCGCGGCTCGGGCCGCGTGCTGCTCCGTGCTCACGCCCTCCCCTGACACCTGGGCCGGGTTGAGCATGATGTTCACACCCGGCGCCGGCACCCGCAGGGTCTTGGCCTGCCAGTCGGTCGAGTCGATGTACGTGTACTCGATGCCGTCCGCGGCGTTCGCCAGCGTGTAGTCGACCTGGAACGTGCCCTTCTTGATCGTCGGCATGGCGACGACGCCGGACAGCGGCTGTTCCTGCGCTGCCCAGACCACGCCCAGCCGCCCACCGGCCCAGGTGATCTCGCCGAAGCCCGCGCGCGCGATGGCGGCCAGTACGTCGGTGTGGCTGCGCGCCTCCTTCACGTAGAAATCGTAGGTGTAGCCGTTGGCCGCGCAGTGCAGGGAGAACGCCTTCCACGACTCGATGTCGATCTGAGCGTCCGCCAGGGCCATGCCTGCCAGCAGACGAGGGCCGGCCCAGATGCCGCGCGCGTACGCCAGGCACTGTGCTCCGGGGTTGCTGCTCTCCTTCGTCACCCACGCCGCGCCGCTCCACTCCGGGATCGGCGCCGCGACGGCGACGCCCCGCAGCTCGTCCGGCGTGCCATTGAGCTGGCCGGTGGCCTTGATCCGCACGCCGCTGCGCGCGATTCCGGTGTAGTCGGCGTCGTCAGCCTGGACTGACGTGAACTGGGTCCACTGGAAGTCGTTCTTCTGGGTGTTCTTCCCCTCGTAGTTGCCCTGCCCCAGCATCCGAACCCGCACGTCGTACTGCCCGCGCGCGACGTCTCGGGCCAGCGTTGCCCGGCGCACGTCGAACCGGTCCGAGCGGAAGGTCTGCGATGCCAACGGCTGCCACGTCGCGCTGCCCACCGGGCGGTACTGCGCTTCGACGGCCTCCGAGACGTAGTAGCTCTTGCCGCTGGTGCCGGTGCCGCCCAGGACGTATTCCAGGTTGATCTGGATGCGCACCGTGTCGGCGCTGGTGGTGCGCTCCACCCACGCCTTGTCCTTGGTCAGCTCGGCGCCGTCGATGGTGTCGGCGTTGCTGTACAGCGGGATGGTCTGCTCCGGCATCTGGCTGTAGCCAGCGTGGTAGACCTGCACGCCCTCGTAGTTCGACAGGGGCGTATCGCCGTTGTACAGGGCCTCGATGCGACCCACATTGATGCCGGCCGACAGCAGCAGGCCGAGGAACTGATCGTTGCCCTCGTACCAGGTGTACGGCTTGCTCAGAAGGTCCGGGGTGATCTGCACCCGGCCGAACAGCAACGGGTACGGCTCGTATAGCCGCAGCTGGTTGCGCGCGCCGCTGATCGAATGCACCGGGTCTTGCTGCCGGTTGTCCACCTTCGGCTGCTTGGGTGCCAGCACCTTGTTGATGAGCATCGATCCGGCCATGTAGACGCCGGCTGCAGCCAGGGCGCCCCAACTGCCCGCCACCGCCCCGGCACCCCACATGCCAGCCGTGGCGCCGCCAAAGCCGAACGTGAAATAGGTCAGGGCCAGCACGGCGACGAGAGCAAGCGCAGAGCGGCCGACGCCGCCGCGGACCTCGATCACCTGCCCCTGCTTCGGGTAGACGTGGTGCCACAGGTGCCGCTCGACGGCACGGCCGCCGATGCACACTTCCCACCGCTGCCCGTCCAACTCCGGCACGTTGCGCTGCAGGATGGCGTACAGGCTCTCGCCGGCGCGCGCCTCCCACACAACGTTCCGCTGGCCGTCCAGCATCAGCGGATGCGGGGTCACGATCAGCTGGCCCGGCCCCAGCGGCGGTTGTTGCATCACGCCCATGCGTAGTAGCCCTCTATCCTCAGCCCGAAGTCGGGCAGCTCGCGCACGCGGTGCAGCACGCTGCAGCCGTTGCGTCCGTTCGTGTGGAGTACCCAGCCCTCGTAGGCCAGGAAAAAGAAAACCCCGGCATGGCCGGGGCGCTTCTGTCCGTGTTCGACCATCAGGACGAGATCCCCGTCCTGTGGCGTGTCCGTTCGTCGTCCATAGGGGCGCGACAGCTCCCCAAGGGCCGCCTGCCCCTCCATGCCCCGCGGTCGACGCCCTGGAAGCTGAACAGTGCGGCCGAACAACGCCCGTTGGACCAGCACCACCAGGTCGGCGCAGTCGAACTCCCGCTCGTCGTACGGGATGGCGACGAATCGCTCCACATCGGCCAGGCGCATCAGAACGCTCCCGGCGCGGTGAATGGCGTGTACCGCAGCCGCACCGCCTGTTGGCGCATGATCGCGTCGTAGCCGCACTGCGCCGTCGCCGTCCTGGCGTTGACCGACACCTGCGTCAACGGCAGCAGGAATGCGCGCTCGATGACGTTGGGGTCGGCCCGGTCGCTCAACAGCAGCCGGGCCATCACCACGTCGCCGGGCAGCAGCCGTTCCAAGTCCTCCGTGATGCCGCGGCCCACGTTGTCCATGGTCAGCACCGCCCGCGGCGTCTGCCCGCCCACGTCGCTGGGCAGCTTGAACCCGAACGGCACGCCGACGTACTCGATGCCGTTGCTCGTCCAGTTCTGCGTGTCGTTGACCAGCCGCAGAGTCTCGCCGAACGAGGGGGCGGTGATCTCCAGGAACAGCAGCGTTCCGGCCGTGTCGGTGACACGCTGCCGGCGCTCTGTGAAGGTCGTCATCGCTGGTACTCCATGATGACCGTCCGGCTGGCGATGTAGAACGCCGGCCCCAGCGGGACGAGCGTGCCGATGCTGCCGCCCTCAAACCGGGCCTTGATCGTCGCACCCGTCCTTGGGTGCTTGATCTGGAACCAGCCGATGCGCTTGATGGTGTCGAAGTACCAGGACTCAAACGATGCGATGTCCGCCTTCTTCCGGAAGAGGATCGTCGCGCTCACCTTCGCCATGACCTGCGTATTCAACAGGCGCTGCTTCGGGACGCCCCGCTCCATGTCGGTGCGCTCCACCGCCGGATCGAACGACTCCGTGAAGCCATCCGCCAGGATGTGCGCATAGCTCGGAAAATCAGCCAAGTTGATCCCTCCATCCGTATCGGCTCTTGCCGGCCTGGGCCACCCTGCCGCCCGAGGCCACGTCGTCAGCCACTGTGTCGAGAATGAGCCGGATCAGCTGGCTGCCGTCCGGCTGCTGCTCCGCCGACGCGGTGGCCTTCACCGGCTGCCCCTTGTTGATCACCTCGACCTTGACCGACGCTCCACCACCGCCGGCAGCAGAGACGCCCAAGCGCCCGTCTGGACCGCGACGGAGCGGCATGATCGCCTCCGGCCCCGCCTCTCCGAACACGCCGGCACCCTTGGCGAACGCGAACAGGTGCGGACTGTCGTACACCCCGCCGGAGTAGGCCGACAGGCTCGGCGAGTTGTAGGCGCCGCCCTTGGCGTTGGGGATCAGCTGCCCCATCAGACCCGCGGTGATGCTCTGCGTTCCGCCGCTGACGAGCGCATTCCCCGCCGCGGTGGCGCCGCCGAACAAGCCGGCCATGGCGTTACCGAGGACGCCGGTGATCATCTGCCGTGCAGCGATACGCGCCAGGTCCGCGATGATCGAATCCGCCAACTCCGAGAACGACAGCTTCCCGGTCTTGACGAAGCGCACGATGGCATCCTCCGCTCCCTGAAAGGCGTTGGCGAACAGGTCGCGGGACTGGCCTGCAACGTCCGCCGCTGCGGCCAGATAGTCCTCGAGCGCGGCGTTGGCACCCACGCGCCAGTCGCCCATCAGCGCCAGTCGCCGCTGCTGGAACTCTCTCTCGGCGTCCAGCATCCGTTCCCGGCTCTCCCGTAGCGCCTGCTCCTGCCGCCGCCACTCTTCCGAATCGGCAGCCACGCCCCGGTCGCGGATCTGCTTCAAGCCCTCCTCGTACTCGCGCTGGATGTCCAGTTGCCGGCGCAGCATTTCGACGGCATCACCACCCCGCCCGTACGACAGCAGGTCGATGGTATTGGCACGAAGCCGGTTCTCCTCGGAGACCCGAATCTGCGCCTGTAGCCGCTGGAGCTGCTCCGTGGCGCGCGCCTCCTTCTCCTTGGCGTCCACCAGCTCGCCGGTCGCGTCCAGTTGCTTGAGCAGCTGGTTGATCTCGGCGCGGCGCTCCGGCGCGGCTTTTGCGCCAAGGTCGAGCAGTTCCTGTTCCACCTGGATGCGCAGGCGCTGGCTCGTCGTCAGCTTCGCCTCCGCCTGCAACTGCTCGGTGTTCAGGGCGATCTGCTGCTTGATCCGCTGCGCCAGTGCCACGGTCGGGTCGGTCGACTTGCGCCCCTTGGACTCAGCCTCAGCGAACCTCTTGCGGGAGGCCGCGATCTGCTCGTCAATTTTCGCCTGATCCAGCCCCAGCTTCTTGCCGGCCTCCTGGATTCGATTCTCCTCGGCCTGCTGCTTCTCGCGCTTGCTGAGGTTCTGGCCAACCCACCGATCCCACTCCTCCTGGGCCTTCTTGCGTTCCTCTCGGGCCTTCGCCTCTGCCTTGGAGTCGACCACGTTGTCCCACGTCGATGTCACACCAAAGGATGGAGTGCCGCCCGCGCTCACTTTCCCACGCAACCACTGCTTCCCAAGTGCATTCAGCAACGTGGCACCGCTCGACGCCCAGTTGTCCGGGATGAGGTATGCAAGCTGCCCCTGTGCGATCCCAAGTTGACGGAGGCCGCCTGTAGCGCCGCCCTTCCCGCCAGACAAAAGAGACTCCGACGCCCTCTGCTTCTCGATCAACTGATCCAGCAGCTGCATGTAAACGCCAAGTTCGCCCCAGGCATGCGTTGTGTCGTCCTTTACGTCACGCCACCAGCGAGACAGAGAGGAAAGAGTGGCGTCGGCCTTGGTGGCAACGTCATCCAAGTGCTCGCCGTAGATGCGCACACCCTCGGCCGCAGCATCTTGCGCCCGCCCCTCATCTTCCAGAGCTGCCACGCGCCGGAGCTGGGTGTCGGTCAGGAAGTGCTCCGTCTCGTTCAGCTTGAGCAGGGCGGCGACCGGAGATTTTGCGATCTCCTCGAACTTGGCGACGGTTTTGTCCACCCCGTCGCCCATGGATGACTGCATACGAGCGGATGCGCGCGTGACGATGTCGAACTGCTCACCAGCGAACCGGCCCGAATTGGCGACCGCCATGATGGCGTCCGCGGCGCCTCCGCGAGAAACCCCCTCAAGCGCATCCAGGTTTGCGATCAGCTCTTGGAAATCGCCGGTCAGCGCGGCGGTGCTCGCGCCAGTTCGGATGAGAATGCGGTCGAACTCGGCCTGCTGTTCGGCTACGGTGTATCCGGCGTAGGCCAGTGCCCCGAGGGCACCCGCCGCGATGGTTGCCGGGTTGATCATGGCGGCGAGCTGGCCCCCGAGCGCCTGGGCTGCCGGCACGAGGCCGCCGAACATGTCCTTGAGCTGGCCACCCTGCTGCAGGAGGACCGTCATCGGACGCTGGCCGCCCTGCAGGGAGACGAAGATGTCGGTGATCTGAGCCGGCGTGCCGCGGAGCGCGGCGGCCTGCTGGGCGGCGCTGACGCCGTACTTGTTCAGTTCGGCGCTGGCCTTCTTTGCCGCGGCCTCGCCGGACGCCAGCTTCTTCACGATCTCGTCCAAGATCGGGCCGCTGGTGCGCAGCGAGGCGTTGTAGGCCAGCTGCTGTGCCTTGGTCATGCCGAGGGTATCGGCCTGCCGCACGAGCGCGTCGACACGGCGCTTCTCGGCGCCCGCGAGTTGCTGATACTGCTGCTGGGCGGACGTGGACATGTCCGAGACAGCACGCTTTGCGGCGGAAACTGCGGAGTCGAACTGCGACGTGTCGACGGTTACATCGATGCGCGCAGTACCGATGGCGGCGTCTGTCATTGTTTTTCCTCGGGCAACAAAAAACCCGCCAGAAGGCGGGTCTATGGGCGTCACTGAATTGAAGAGGGGCTACGTGCCCGCTCGGGCATCTAGCCAGAACCGAATACACCACACGGCGAGCACAACACCAGCGCTCGCCAATGCGATGACGGTAAGCCATGATGCGCCAATGCTGCTTCCCGGTTTCTGTGGGACGAGAGACGGCTGAGGAATAGGGGCCCCGCACCCTGGACACGCGGCGGCCTTGTCGCTCAACTCGCGGCCGCATTCTGTGCAATTGATCAGCGCCATGGTTCCCCGCCCCTTCTGTTGACGGGCGGATCGTAGCAGGATCGCTACCTGCTGGCCTCCGCGAAGTGCGCCAGGGCTGCCGCTTCGATGACCCGGATTCCCGCCATCACTTCCTCTCGGCGGTCTCCCTCCAGCCCCTCACGGTCCAGCTCCCGGTGCACCTCCTGGTAGTCCAGCCCTATCAGGCCCCCGGCGCTGCTGCGCCACTGGGTGGAGACCCGCGAATAGATCGTGATCGGCAAGGCGCACTCCGGCCACAGCTCAACCTCGGGCGCGGTGAAGTGCTTGGCCTTGAGGCCGGTGCCTGCGAGCTCGGCCTCGGTGGGGGCGCGCCAGTACAACGCCCCCACCGCCTCTGTCAGTTTCCCTTGCGGGCCACCTGGATCGCCTGGGCGTAGCCATGGATGATCGCCGTGTCGAGGCCGATCTGATGCTGCAGGGCGGTTTCCACGCCATCGCTGTCCAGGTCCACGTCCGCATCCCACTCGACCACCAACTCCAAGACCGCCTGTGCCGGGGTGATCTCGCCGGCCGCCAGCTTGTCCATCAGCGCCTTGTAGTCGTCCTTGAGCAGGTGGCGATACGTCAGTTTCAGCTTCTGCTCGCGGCCTTGCCCCACGATGGTCAGGGTGGTGCCGAACGTTTCCGGTGCCTTGACCTTGAACATCAGGCCACCTCCACCAGAGTCGAATCGCTCAGCGCGGTGAACGTCATGGTGTTGCCCATGGGATTGTTCGCCGCGATGGTGGGATCGCCGTCGAAGGACATGTAGCCGTAGCGATACAGCGTATCGCCGCCCGGCAGCTTCGCGCGCAGGATCAGCGGCAGGCCCTTCGCATCCGCCGCCTTGGCTGCCTTGTACCACGGCAGCTTCGGGTCGAAGTACAGCGGCAAGGTGAGTACCTTGGCGTTCTTGAACGTCGGAATCTGGATCTGGCGGCCGGTGGGATCTTCCATCAGCGAACCGGTCCAGTACTGCTGATCGCCGCCGGAGGTCGAGGCGTCACCCTGCTGCGTGAAGTCGATGAACTCGCCGGCCTTCTGCAGGTAGCCCGCGACGCTGGTGCCCGGGAACAGCACGGCATCGGTGGTGTCCAGGCCGGCCAGCGGCACCGCGCCGCCGGATTCGGCACCCGCCTGCGAAACCAGGTTGTTCAGGAGGGGCCAGCCCGGCGCGCCAACCAGCACGATGTCGCCTTCATCGACGGCGCCGGATGCCACGCTCGCCAGCGGCGGTGCCGCCTTCGAGAACGCGGTGACGGGAATCTGGGTGGGGATGATCGGCGCGAAACCGAACTGAGTGCCCTTGGGCATCTTGAGAGCCATTCGTACATACCTCGCTGGGGTCAATAAAAACCCGGCGCGAGGCCGGGTCGTTGGAGTTGGTGCTGGGTTGATCGGTCAGGGGTCGGGGTACCAGACCCCGAAGTCCTGCCGGGCCGTGTACTTCTTGATGGCGTCGGCGTATCCGGACACCGCGGCGCCAAGGGGCTCAGACTTCGGCATGCCGGTGCAGATGCTGTCCTCGATCCGCCGCATCAGCGTGTTGGCCTGCGCGCGCGTGTCGGCCCATAGGGTGATCTGCACCCGGGCGTGCTTGTGGTCGGGCATGGCGCCCTCGCCGAACCACAGCGAGCGGCCGCCCACCTGCTGGTAGACCGCGCACGGGTACTGCGGGTTGTCCGGTGGCACGTCCGGGTAGAACCTGTCGTCCAGGAGTGGCGCCAGCAGGGCGGTCAACTGCGGCTCATAGCTCATCGTCGCCTCCCTTGCCGGCCAGCAGCTCCGGCAACCGCGCCCGGCCGCGCTCGACCATCGCTACCTTCGCCCGCTCCCTGGCTGCATCCAGAGCCGGCCGCAGGAAAGGATCGGCCGGCACCCACTTGGGCGTCGCCAGCGGCGCGCCGGTGTACCACTCGCCGTCCTTTCCCTTGTACCTGGCGTGGGTCTGCCAGTGCCCGAACTCGACCAGGTGCCCATGCGGCGCCGCCTTGGCGTTCCAGCTCACCGCGTAGACCTCGGCCTTGTCGGTCGACGCCTTGTCCCGGTACGCCAGATAGATCGCGTCGCGCAGCTGGCCGGGCCGCTTGCTCCCCTCGCCCACTGGCGCGCGTGCCTTGGCCTCGTCCCGCAGCACCTTGCCGCCGGCCACTGCCATGGAGCGCGCCAGCTGGTGGCGGACATCGGTGAGCAGGTCCAGGCCCCGCATCGCATCGCTGAAATCGACGTTCGCCTTGATGGTCATCCGCTGTTCCCGCCTTGCTCGGTGATGATCCACGCCGCCGTGCGGTCCTTCATGTCGCGGGTGACGCCCTTGATGTCGAACACCAGCCCGTCGTAGACGATCCGCATGCCAGGGTTGATGCCAAGCCGGCCGACAATCTCGAAGCGCACCAGGAAGCTGTAGCGGGCGATGGAAGCGGGAGCGCCAGCCTGCAGGTTGGCGCGGATGGCGCCAAGCCCGGTTTCGCCGGCGATACCGGCCCACACCTCGCCTACTGATGCCCACGTCTCCGCTGGCTGGCCCCACTCGTCCTTGCCGGCGCCGCGCTGCTCGATGGTGATGCGGCGGTTGAGGTCTCCCGCTTTCATGGGCCCATCACCCTCCGGTAGGGACGCAGTAGCGCCTTGGCGCCCGCCGGCATCTCAACAGCTACGGCGCCGACCATCGTGTTCTCCCGGTTGGCGTAGAGGTCGCCGAGCATCAGCCTTATGGCAGCCACGACGCTCCCGTTCACCACGATTCCGTGCAGTACGCGATTGCGGGCAAGAGCCAGCGCATCACGTTTGGCCAGTGCGACCTCAACCATGGCCTTCGCCATTTCTGCGTTCGACTCAGAGGCGGCAGCAGCGATAGCGGATGCATACTCTTCGGCCGCGGCGGCAGCCCCGGCAGGTAGCTCTGCCAACGCTGCGGCCAACGCCGACTGATCGGGGAATACCGCACGGTTGAGATACGCCGCCGCCGAGTCCTCGGCAGACCCCAACAGTTCCGAGAGCAGATCGTCGTCATAGTCGCCGTCCACTCGGCACTGCCGGCGGCACTGCTCGATAGTCAGCAGCGGCATAGGTTCACTCCTTTTTGCCTTCGGCCAGCGCGGCGGCGAGCTTGTCCACCCCCCAACGCTTGTCGAACGTGATGCCGGCCGCATCCAGCTTGGCGATCAGCTCCGCCTTCCCTTCCTGGTCGGGGCCTCCCGAGGACTTGCCATCGGCCAGCGCGCCGGACGCGCGGGCGCCGGCCTCCAGCTCGGGCGGGCACTCGGCGCCGGCCGCGAACTCGGTTGGGTAAATCTCGCCATCGCGCACGCCGCGAAAAGGCTTGGTCAGTTTGCTCATGACTTCTCCATGCAGAGCGGGCGGCCGAACCCGCCCGCCCTTGGTTAGCGATCCTCGACCCGGTTACGCGGCAATCTTCAGCGCGCGCATCGGCTCCGGGTTGTGGACGCCGCCGCCCACACGCTTGGTCGTGTAGAAGTGGACGTAGGGCTTGTTGGTGAACGGATCGCGCAGCACACGCACGCCCTTGCGGTCGTACACGGTGTAGGTCTGCTTGAAGTCACCGAACAGCGCGGCGATGGCGTTGGCCGCCACATCCGGGATCGCCGCCACGTCCTGCACCGGGAAGCCCAGGAGGGTGGACGGCTGGCCGGCGATCAAAGACGGCTGCCACAGGTAGTTGCCTTCGGCGTCCTTGAGCTTGCGCACCGCGCCCATCGTCTTGCGGTTCATGGCAAAGCGGGCGTTCGCGGTGAAGGCCGACGGCAGGTCGTACACCAGGTCGATCAGGCCGTCGGCGGTGATCGTCGCAGCCGCACCGCTGTTGATCGCGCTGATGGCGCCGAACGGGTGTTTCGCCGCATTGGCCCCGCCGGTGACGTAGGTCAGGATGCCGAACGGCTTGTTCACGCCGTCGCCGGCGAAGAAGCCCGCGCCTTCCTGCCGGGCGAACTCGGTATCGACTTCGCCGGACAGCCACGCCTCCAGGTCGATCTCCGAGTCGTCCAACAGCTGCTGCGTGGCGCCCGGGTTGGCATACACCTCGCCCCAGCCGAAACCCAGCTGCTTGAGCTTGCCGGTCGCGGTCGCAGGGCGGGCATCTTCCTCGCCGACCCAGCCCGAAGCCGTGCCCCCCATGTTGTACAGCTTGGTCAGGCCGGTGCCCGAGCAGGGGACCACGTTCGCCAACTGGCGCATGTCCGACAGGACGACGAGGCGGCCGGTGATGGTGCGGTCCCACTCGACCGGCGCCAGGTAGCCGCCGTCGTCGGCCACGCCCTTGTTCATCGCCGCCTGCACTTCGCCCTTGCGGAAGTGGGCTAGGAACGCGCCGCTGTACTCCGCATCGGCCAGCGTGTCGCCACCGGCCGCGCCACCGCCCATCTGGATGGCTGCCAGCTGCGTATTGGCCGCGTCCACCGCGGACTGCAGCCGGCTGATCTCGCTGTTGATGTTGTCCACCTTCAGCGACTGGAGGGCGTCGGCATTGCCCTTCTTGACCTCCTCCAGCTGCTGGTTGTGCTCGGCCTTGAAGTCGGCGAATGCCTTGTTCAACGCCTCGACCAGGGCGTTCACGTCGGGCTGGTTGCCGCCGTCGGCGTGCACGGAAACGAGGCCGCGGGTCACGCGGCCTTTCTGCATGTTGCTCATTGATTGCCTCGCTTAGGCTTTGAGGGTGTTGAGCAGCCCCTGCAACAGGGCCACCGTCTGGGTGTCGCCAGCGCACGGCGTGGCAGGTTCGGCAGCGCGCGGCTTGCCGGAAAACAGGTCTTTCAGGAGGTCGCGGCGGTCGGCGCGCGAGTAGCCGGCCTTCGTCAGGCTGGCCTCGACCATCGCCAGCGCCTTCGCCGGCGCCTTGGCTTTGTCGCGGCTCACCTTCGCCGGCGCCAGGCGCGCGTCCGCGAATCCCTTGTTGATCGCGTCGTCCACCGACATGAACGTCTCGGCGTCCATCAGGGCCGCCACCTTCCCCGCGTCCATCCCGGAGCGGCTGGCGTAGACGGAGGCCATGTCCTGGTCCAGCGGTTCCAGCATCGCCATGGCCTTAGCCATGTCGTGCCGGTTGCCCACGGCCACGCCCCAGGCGTTGTGGATCATGATCCGGGAGTGGTCCGCCATCAGGATGCGGTCACCAGCCATGGCGATCACCGACGCAGCGGAGGCGGCCATGCTCAGGACGTGGACGGTCACCTCGCCCGCGTGCTGCCGCAGCAGGTTGTAGATGCCCAGCCCCTCGAAGTAGTCGCCGCCGGGCGAGTTGATGTTGACGGTCACCGCGCGCGGGCCGATGGAGCGCAGCGCCGCGGCGATGGAGCGGGAGGTGATGCCCTGACCGTCGATCCCCTGGCCGATTCGGCCGTAGATGGAGATCGAGGTCGCAGGGTCGGGCGCTGCAGCCTGCAATTCAGGCTGCCATGCGTCGATGGCGTCCTCGCGCACGTCGAACTGCATGCCGGCCAGACCGGCATCGGCGCGGATTTCAGGCAGATTCCGGAGGCTCATCGGGCTTTCCTTTCTGGGTCATCGGGTTGCGCAGCTCGTTGGTGCCGGGCTGCTCGGATTCGGGGTAGTCCAGCAGGTCTCGGACCTCGTTCTGGGTGTGCCACGGCGCAGTCCCACCGGCGCCGAGTGCCTTGGCGAAGAAATCGGCCTGGTCCTTCAACGTGCCGCGCATCAGCGCCCGGACGTTGAACTTCGCCTCGTACTGCTCCAGCTCGTGCTCCTGTAGGAGCGTGCGCTCGATGGCCTGCTCCCAATTCGTGAAGTGCTCGAGCATCGTGTACTGCAGGAAGAAGATGCCCAGCTGCTCGATGCCACTGCCCCAACTCGTGTCGTCCATGAACAACAGCGGCCGCGGTACGCCGAACAGGCGCGCCACCTCGCCCACCTGGGCGTTCCGGTTCTCGACGTGCTGGGCCTCCTGGGCGGTGCTGCCGAACTTGTTGGCCTTGGCGTTCTCTTCCAGCAGCATCCACCGCTGCGCGGCGGCCGCTCCGGCGTACTCGGTGTCGAGCGACTGGCGCATGCGGTTATAGGCCGTCTCGCTCAACGTGCCGGCCACCTCAATGGCGCCGCCGGCCATGTTGCCGGTCTCGAAGATTCGGCTCGCCGCCTTCTCCGCGTCCAGCGCCAGGCGAATCGCCCGGTCGGCCAGCTTCATGCGGGACAGCCCCACCACGCCGTCGATGGACAGGTCACGCAGGTGGAATACCTCCTCCTGTTTCAGGACCACCTCGCCGCGCTTCTTCGAGTTGTAGCGATAGACCATCTTCCAGTCGTCGCCCAGCTCCGAACGCACCGCAGTACTGTCCAGCGGGATCAGATGGATGGGCCGTCCGGCCGACCACACCGCGCGCGCGTAGGCGTTCCCGTGTCGCTGCTTCGCCAACTCCATCTGCCGCTTGAACTCCAACGGCGTCTGCCACGGGTTCGGCTTCCGCTTCAACAGCCGGTGGACCGGGTGCTCCGACGCGACCCGCTTCTTCGGGCCTGCTTCGATCAGGTTGATGGGCAGCATGCCGACCGTGCCGCAGATCAGCGACACGCAGCGCAGGACGGCCATGTTGCGCAGCTGGAAGCTGTCGTGTGCGCCGGCCTGCCCGGCGCGGATGAACTCCAGCAACGCCGGATCGTCCATGCCGGTGAACTGGCGAGACTCGGCGAGCGCGGGCTTGCTCTCACCTTCGCCGCTCCAGATTCGCTCCAGCGCGCCGAGGGAGTCCTTGTTGAACCTGGACATGGGTTTCCTTATAGAAATCGGATTCCGCGCGTCTCGTACACGGAAGTGGCCGGGGTGAAGCTCGCGTGTGCCGCGCCGATAGCCATGCACAGGGCCACGGCCGGGTCGATCTTGTTGATGGACCGCTCCTTGGAGAGCCAGCGGTTATCCCACTTGTCGGTCTCGATCACCGCCGACATCAGCGCAGACACGAGGACCGGGTTCCTCTTGAGCCGGATTCGGCCCTCCAACAGCGCCTCCTCCAGCAAGTTGAGCGAGCCGGGCATCCACATGCCCTCCGGCGGCGGCTGCCGCGCGGCCTTGGCAGCTTGAACGGCCGCCTCTAGCGGCTTGCCCTTCTTGGTGCCACCCTGCGGGTGCTCGGCGAAGGTCAGGGAAAGCCCAATCTGCTTGGCGTCATCCTCGAACCGACGGAATACGTACCGGTCATAGGCCACCAGTTGGATGGCGTAGTCCTGGTCGTAGTCGGCCAGCGTCTGCGCCACATGCCGGAAGCTGATCGTCTTACCCTTCGGCGCATGCAGGTGCCCGGCCTCGATCCACGTCCGGTAGGGCAGCTTGTCCTTCAACTCACGCGCATCCACCGTGTCGCCTGGCGTCCATGCCTCAATCCAGGCATCAAACGTCGGCTTCTCGACTACGCGCTCCTTGCCCTCCACCACGACGGTTACCGGCACGCTGCCGGTCTGCACGACGAACGCCGCGGCGGTCAGGTCGCGTACTTGCGAGAGGTCCAGCCCGCCGAACACCTGCTTTCCGTGGTGCTCGGTAATGTCGAAGTCGGCCAGGGCCGGCTCCAGCGTCGCGCGGGTCATCCATGCAGTTTCAGCGTCGGTCCAGACACAGAAGTGCAGGCGCAGCACGCCATTCAACTGGCCGGGGATCGCTTTGGCCTGGTGAACAATGTCCCCCAGCGTCTCCTCAGTGATGGTGATCCCGAGCAACGGGTTCGCCTTGGCCCAGCAAGATGGATCTTCCAGCGGGTCGTCGCCCTCATCGAGCGCGCAGACGTAGCTGAAAGTGCGGTCGTCCAGCGGCTCGCCGACGAAGGTCGGATCGTTGACCGCCTCGGTGTGGCCGGCGGCCACCTTCACCGCGTGCTCATGCTCTTCCCAGCACACCGAATTCCGGTCACTGCCGGAATTGGTAATCATGAACAGCAGCGGTTGACGGCGAAACTTGAAGCCGCGCTCCAGCATCTCGATGGACTTGCGGTCCGGAAGCTCGTGCACCTCGTCGGCCAACACGAAATAGGGACGCGGACCGGAGCCGGTCTTGCCCGTATCGCGCGAAACCGGGCGGAAGAAGCTGCCGCTCTTGTGGTGCGCGATGTTGTATTCCTTGCCCGCGCCGCCGGAGAACTCCAGTCGCTTCTCCAGGGCCTTCGACGCCTTCACCATCTTCACTGCGTCCGCGAAAAGGATGCCGGCCTGCTCCTTCTTTGCCGCCGCGGCGTAGATCTGCGCGCCGGCCTCGCCGTCCGAGGTCATGCCATACAGGCCGATGCCGCCGGCCATCGGTGATTTGCCGTTGCCTTTGCCCATTTCGATGTAGGCGCGCCGGAAACGTCGGAAGCCGTCGGCCTTCTTCCACCCGAACAACGAGCCCAGGATGAACGCCTGCGACGGGTGCAGCTGAAACGCCTTCCCCTCGAACTGCCCTTCGGACAGACGCAGGATCGTCTCGAAATACCCATAGACCCGATCCGCCGCGGCACGGTCGAAGTACAGCCCGCGCTCGTGCCCGTCCTGCAGGTCTTTCAGGTGCCGCCGGCATGCGTTCCGGACGTGCGGGCCGGCGATGATCCGGCCGGCAACGACATCCTCCGCGTAGGCCGTGGCCCGGTCAGAAGAACTTTTCGTCCGGGTCGTCGTCCTCGCCTTCGCCATGATTCACTTTCGTCTCGTCCACCGGCGTGGCGCCCAGCTTCGACAGAAGCGAGCCCAGCGCCTGCATTGCCGATACCCCCATTTCGGGATCGGTTTCCATGCGAGCACCCAAGATGCAGACCTGGCGCAGCAGCAGGCGGTGGCCTGCGTGCAGCCAAGGCATGTTCTCGACCTGCTCGCGCCACACCGCGATCTGCTCCTTCGTCATCCCCTTGTACGGGGGGCCGATGGGCCGCGCCTTCTTCGGCGTCTTGCGGTCCTTGTGCCGTTTCGGGTTCTTTGCCGCCGCGCCGGAGACCTTCGCCTTCGCCGCGGGAGTCCTTGGATTCGCCATGAATCGCCCCTCTGCTGGGGTCGTCTTTCCAACTGTGGATGCGCGAAGAAAGGGGGACAGTCGGTCTAGGGCCGGAACCTGACCGTACTTTTGGCACCCCCGGGGTATGGTTCGGTCCGAGAGGGCTCCACGGTCGGTGATGGCAGCGGCCATCCGTCCTCATCGCACCCCTTCACCATCGTGGCACCACGCTCGATCCGGGCGGTCTCGCCGCTGTGGCAGGTCACGCACTGGCTGTCGAATGGGCCGCCCCAGAACTGCTCCTCGGTCTCGCCAGCGGGGTGCCCGTTCGTGTGGTTGCAAACCGTCGCCGCAGTGACCGCGCCTCTAGCGGCACATCTGCTGCACAGGGGCTCCCGTGCAAGCTGCGCCTTGCGAATGCGCTGCCAGCGGGCCGTCTTGTAAAGGTGGGCGAACGCGGTGCCGCCTCGCTGGCGTATCGGCCGTCCGCTCATTACAACCTTCCGCGCCCGCGCGGCTCAGCTCGCACGACCAGGCCGCGCCGTATCCACCACTCCACCCGCTGCCAGTCCGGCTCGATGCCGGCTGCCCGGGCGAACCACACCAGCGCGCGCAGGTACCAGCGCACCCACCAGCGCCAGCCGATGGATGCTGTGACCGTCTCGGACATCAGAACTCCTCCACCGCCCAGCCGCCGCCGTCCTTCTTCGGGCGCACGCGCACCGCGATGAACCGGAACGGGTACTGGTCGGCCGCGATCTTGATCTTCGCCCTGGCATCGTCCTGCCAGAACCCTTTCACCTCGTGCAGCTCCATCACGCTGTCCGCGGCCAGGACTGCGAAGTCGGGCGTGTAGAACGTGTTGTCGGCGAGCCGCAGCTTGATGCCCTCGAACCGGTGCCACAGGATTTCGCCGGCGTGCTGCAGCACGCGCAGGTGCTCCGCATACGCCGCCTCGGTCTGGTTCATCTTCCCGGCCTTGAGCCGGCCGAGCGCGAGGTGCCCACCTCCGGTCTTGCGCTTCACCGGTCGGGAACCTCGATGGCACAGCCAGCGGCTACGACCGCGCGCCGGGTGTCGATCAGCTCCCGTTGGAGCCACCCGATCCATGCGTCTGCCCGGTCTCCGGCTGCAACAAGATGCGTCGCGCCTGCCCACCGAAGTTCGGCGGCAGCATCTTGTCCTCGGGCAATGCCCGCAGCTCCACCGGCGCCGGCTCCGGGCGAACCACAGGCCCACTCCGGCCGCAGCTGCACAGAACCGCGGCGCAGAGCAGCAGCAAGATCACGTTCGGCACGGTTCGCATCGTTGAGGGCCTTCTGGTAGCGGGTGTCGTTCTCGTGCCGGCTCTGGGCCAGCTTCTCAGATGCAGCGCGCGCCTTGGCGGCCACGGCGGCGGTAGCGTCGGCCAGCTGCTGCAGCGTCGCAGCGTGCTTGGCGTTCTCGGTAGCGCGGGCCTGGACCTCGGCCTGGTACTCACCGCGCCAGTGCGAACCGCCCCAGCGGTAGCCGAAGGCCAGCACCAGCAGGGCCAGCAGCAAGCCGGCCGCCCACCGGGTCAGGTCCGCATAGGGGCGCAGGGGATCAATCGACAAGTTCATGCCGTCACCGTTGAATGAATAGGGGCGCCCTCCTTGCGGTACGCTGCGCGTGCTACCGACACAGCCCGCAAGGAGGGCGCGATACATGGGCGAGAAACTAAATCGTGAGGTTCAGCGCCAGCTGCTTCAGCGCCTGTTCGATGTCTATCCGCAGCGAATGAGTGCCAACCAGCTACGAGACGTCGCGAGTGGAAGCAGTTTCGAGGTCAACCTCTACTACCTAGCGGAACACAAACTTCTGAAGATGGAGGTGTACCCAACGTTCGACGGTGACGTGTTGGGCGACATAGCCATTACGGCCAGAGGTCTCGACTTTCTTGCGGACGACGGTGGTCTTTCAGCCATCCTCGGCACTGTGACGGTCAAGCTCCACCACGACACAGTTCGCGAACTCCTGATTGCACGCGTTGGGGAATCAGATGAACCGCAGACCACTAAGCAAAAGGTCGTAGATAAGCTCAGGTCCATGCCGGCTGACGAACTAGGCAGATTGACTTCAAAGGCTGTGGATGCGGGGCTCCGCAATCTTCCGAACGCAGTTCAGTGGCTGCAAGCAGCAATCCAGTCTTGGTGAGTGCCCGGAACTCGAACTTTATCCATCCCAGCATTCGCTTATCGTGGCCGACGACCTGCAACCACAGGCCGTCCCGCCACAACGCGTCGGAACCCGATGGAATCGTAATGGACATCGCTACCCCATCCTGTGAGGCGGGCATCAGCTGAACATCGATCAGGTCCAATTTCATTTTCATTGCTCCCGCAGGCAGTTGGCGTGGCGTTCCAGCTGTCGCTCCCACGATCCCCAGCACCGTTTATTGGGCTCGCCATCCACCAGCGTGGAGCAGTCGTAGCCGGCGGCGTACTTGAACCGCAGCAGCGCGTCGCAGGCGGCCCGGTAGTGGGCGCGCTGGGCGTCGGCCGTCTGCGCGGTGACCGTTGCGAGCAAGTTCCGCCGCATGCCGGAATTGCGCCAGTTGCCGATCCCGTACTGCCCGGTGAAGTCCAGGTACAGGTCGAATTCGCCCTGCGTCATCCGCACGCCCGGCAGCGATGCCCTGAACCGCTCGGCCTCCTCACTGTGGAGGTTCCACGCCAGCTCCTCGGCGCGCCTGCGGGTGATCGGCGGGTCCGTCAGCTTCACCGGCCGTCCGTCCTCGTAGCGCGTCGAACCGAAGCCGATGGTCGGCACGTCGCCCTTGGTCGGAATGTGGGGCCGCGGTGCGAAGTTCTCCTTCACCTGCCAGCCCATGAAGCCAGCCGCGCTCAACATCAAGCCGGCGACGGCGACGCGGACCGGGCTTTTCGGCTCACCGGCCATCGCGGTCCTTCCTCCACTCCCGGTACCACTTCCACACCAGGTACATGCCCTGCAGCACGATGTAGCCCAGCGTGCCGGCATACATCCACTCCTGGACGCCCCAGCCGGCCACGCTGGCGCCGGCTACGGCCACCATCGGCGCGGTCTTGAGTACGGCGCTGCCGGTGGTTCCGATGATTTCCTCGCGCATGGTTTGCGGTCTCGTGTGCATTCCGGTCTCCCGGCAACGGATGAAACGCCCGCCGCGCCACCGGGACGGAGAGGCCCGGTCGGTACGGCGCAGCAGGCGGAAATGAAAAAGGCCCCACCGTCGCCGGCAGGGCCTTGTTGTGATTCACCAGGGCTTCCCCTGGGCGTTGCTATGCCGCGCGGCTAACAGTCAGGTCCAGCCGGGCGCCCAGCGCGCGCAGCGCGTCGGCGATGGTGTCGATCTTCGTTGCATGCCCGAGATCCACAATCCGGTTCACCACCTGCGGCGACGTGCCCATCCTGCGGGCCAGCTCCGAAGGCGTCACGCCTTGGGCCAGCATCTCGTTGAGCAGCAACGCCTTCGCGGTGAAGCCAGCCGGCAGCGAGATACCCACCTCACCCCGGCGAAGCTCGGACGGCGGCGGGACCTGCCGGCGGTCCTCGAAGTAGAACTCCATAGCCGTTGCGAGGGCATCGGCCGCCATCGCAATGGCTTCCTCCCTCGTGTCGCCCTGCGTGATCGCCTCCGGGATGTCCCGGAACGTCACCACGTAGCCGCCGTCCTCCGGCGCCAGTTTTGCTGGATACAGCATGTGTAATCAGATGGTCACTTGCGAGCCGAAGGCGCCGCCCCCTTACCGGGGCGGTTCCTCCAATCCTAGCTGCTTGATGATGGCCTTCCGTGTGCCTTCCCTCATCTCCGCAGCGTGTCGGGGCAGTGTCGATTGCTTCCCTTGGTAGTACAGCTTGGTGTGATTGGCTCCTTCCTTCATCACCACGCCTTGGGACTGCAACCACCGCCTAAACTCGCTTGTTTTCATCCGCCTCCGTTGTTGTTTCGATGGAGGCCATTTTACACACTTATGTGTAAATGTAAACACTTTTGCTTAATTGGTGCCCGGCACCGCAGCCGGCAGGCTCTGCGAATGGGTCCGGTGTGGGTCAACGGGCGTAGATGGGCCGATCACCACCGCTGGCTAGGCGATTCCGGCCATGGCGGTAGCCGGTGCACTGCCGCTTAGGTAGCAGCACGACGCCAGCCCCAATCGCCTCACGGCGAGCGGAGGGGTTTTCGGCGCGGTGGTGATCGGGTTGAAAAGAAGAAGCCCGGCTTGTGCCGGGCTTTCGTCGCGTGATGGTAGGAATGTAGGGCCAAAATCGCGCGGCTGTCACCCGCGCACTACGCGGCCGACTGCTGGAGCGCGTGGCAGAACCTGTTCGCTGCGCACTGCTCCGCCTCAAGCATCTGGGTCAGCAGCCAATCCACCACTTCGGCCCATCCCTCCCGGTACGTCGAATCGCCGACGCCGAGGGCGGTGGCGCGCTCGCGGTTGCTCAAGCGTTCGCCCTTCATGTAGCCGATTGCCACCGTAGCGATCTCCGGCATCCGCTCTTCCAAGCGCTCGGGCCACAGCCGGTCGCGGGCAATGGCCACCCGCGCCTTGAGGATCTCCAGGTGTCGCACCGTGCGTTCCTCCCGGTCGCGGTTGAACCGAGCCATGCATTCGGCAATGCCCCAGGTCGCGCGCGCATCCGCGTAGTCCTTCGACCGCCGGTTCCGCTCCTCCAGCGCCATGCGCGTGATGCCCTCCAGCACCCGCAGGATGTCGCCGCGGCTCGGGTCGGGACCGTGCAGCAGCTCCAGCAGGTCTCGGCCAATGCCAGCCGGCACCATGCCCAGCGCCCCGGCGATGTCGATATTGCTCAGTTCGACCACGCCACCGCCGGCCGCGCCGTCCAGCCTGGCAACGGTGGGGTTCAGCCGCGCCAGCAGCTCGCGCACGTTGTTCATGCCGCTCTCCTTTGTTCGATCACGTAGGTCTGTTGCTCGATCAGCTCGTCGTCCGAGCCGTAGGTCTCGTGGAACACGCGCGAGCCATCAAGCAGGCTCGGGCCGTAGATCGCCCGCATCCACGCGAAGGTGTTCCCCTCCAGCGGGTGGCGTCGGTGATGCCAGGCGCACAGCGCATACCCGAACATGTGCCCGCGGCGGAGGTTGCCGCTCTTCGCGTGGTTGTAGTCGCAGCCGATCACCACCAGCTCTGGCGCCAGCAGGTCGGCGGTGACGAGCGCCAAGCACGCCATGCAGGGGCCCTCCTTCGCCGACACCATGCGCTCAGCCTCTGCCGCAGTGGGCGCGCCGGTCGAATGAGCCATTGCCATCAGGTACCGCCCTCACCGTCGAATCCAAGCTCCCGGGCAGCGCGCGCCATGGCCGCGGCCGCGGATTCGCGGTTCGACACCACCGGGGCCGTGGGCGGCACGTGCGGGAGAGCCGGCACAGCAGCCGGCAGCGCGCCGCCGGCCGAGACGTGGCGCAATGCCTGGTCGTATGCCGCGGAGATCATGCGCGCCTGCTGGTAGCCGTCAGCGGCGTTGAACGCGTGCAGGTCAATCATCGAACGCACCAGCACCGAGAACGGGCTGCGATCCTGGCCGGGCCGCATCTCCTGCTCCACCTGGGCCAAGGACGGGAGGCCCAGACACAGCGCGCGGAACTTCGCCGGGTTCGGCGGCCACTCCAGCCCTGCCCTCAGGCACGCCGCCATCCCGTCGGCGACCTGCCGCGGGAGCAGCCCCTTCAACGCGACCAGCCACGTCTCACCGGCGATGGTCAGAGGGCCGTGCGGATGGGCCGGCGCCTTGCCGTTGTCCCGCCCCCACTTCCCGGGGAACATCGCATCCATGCGCTCCCACAGGGTCCACAGCGCCTCGATGGCGCGCGGGCTCGCATCAGCCGACGACGGAGAACTCTCCGTCGATGACGCTGCCGGCCGGCTCTGCTCGTCCACCTGGGCCTGCGCAGCCAGCGCGGTTACCGCCGTGGCGGCGCTCGTACTCGGCGCGGAGTTGGGAGACTCCGGCAGCAGAACCTTGTGCAGCTGTTCCATGGGCATGGCCTCCTGATTTCGGGATTACGGGGAGCGACAGGCCGGCGGCCATTGCGTCGCGGAGGGATTGGTTCATGTCCCCGCCGGCGTCGGCGATGGACCGGAGCATGGGCAGGATTTGCATCCAGCCCTGCACCGACAGCGTTCGGTTGATGACCCGGCGATGGCGAACGAACTGCGCCATGACCTCGCGGTCGAGCCCGGCGGGGAGCTGACCCAACGGCGCCAGCTCCCGGTCGATGTCCGACTCGGCTAGGCGGCCCACCACACACGCTCGCGGTGTGGGTTGCTCTTGGTTGCTTTTGGTTGCTTTTGGTTCGGGTGCAATAGCTGTTGCACCCTTAAGTGCCCCGTTTTGCACCCTTAACGACGCCGCTTTGCACCCTTTAGCACCCGAATTTGCACCCTTACCGCCATCGTTTAAGGGTGCAAAATCTGCACCCTTACGCTCGGCGCAGCTCGCATGCCCTGCATTCAGGTCGTCTTTCTCGGCTCCGCTTTTTAAGGGTGCAATTTCTGCACCCTTAATCCACTCGGGGTTGATGCGGTATTCGCGGGGGCGCCCGGCGTAGCCCTGCCCGGCCAGTCGACCACCCGTCCCGGCATTCACAAGAACGAGCCACCCGGCCGCCTGCATGGCGCGGAGCTGGTACTGAACCGTGCGCTCGGACTGCCGCGTCTTGGCTGCCAGCAGCGCCACCGAGGGGAAGATGTGGGTGCCGTCGTCGTGGGCGTGGTCAGCCAGGGCCAGCGCCAGGAGCATTTCGCCGCCGCCCGCGTGGTAGCGGTCGAACACCATGCCGGTCATTCGCGCGCTCACGTCAGTTGCCCTCCGCCTCTGCCAGCTTTGCGTAGCGCAGGTTCTTGTTGATCCGATCTTCGAGCGAGCGCACGCGGGCGCGCTTCACTGCGAGCATCTGCCCCGCTGGAACGCGGTCCTGCAGCAGATCGTTCAACTGTGCCTGCAACTCGGCTGCCGTCTTGCGCAGGTACTCCGACCGCTTGCCGACCCATTGCGCCGCCGGCTTCCCGGAAGCGCGCGCACGGCGGTCCAGCTCAGCGCGCAACTGCTGATCCGAGTAGCGGGCAAGGCCCACCGCCCGCGGCTTTGGCGTCGCGTCCTGACTCATCGCTGGTCTCCCAGCAGCGCCACGAACCGCCGCTCGACCGTCACCGCGGCGATGATCACGTCCTGACAGGCGTTTACGATCTTCCGGGCATGCGGGCGGTCGCGCTCATCGATGACGCCATCCGAGATGGCCGGCGTGAGTGCGGTCACCAGCTGGCCGAAGTCCGCCATCAGGCTGCCGATCCCGGCCGTGTCCGCATCGGGCGCGATGTGCGCCAGCCGGACCGGCAGCATGCCCCGCCGCGCGGCCAGGTCGCGTTCGCAGTCGCTGCGATACGGCTCCGGCAGGCTCAGCACCCAGGCGTCCTCAAGGTCGGCCGGCAGTGTCTTCACCGTGCCATCCATGTAGCGCCGCAGCGCCTGGCCGTTGGCCTTAAGCGCGTCGGCCAGGTCGTCGCCCTCGCCCAGCCGGAACGGCACGGCCTTCTTGTCCCGCATGTGCGGCGCCACCAGCGCGAAGTAGTTCTCCGCCACCTGCATGGCGAAGCTGTTGGCGTTTGTCGCGGTCTCGTTGAGCAGGCGGTGCGTGTAGGCGTAGATCACCTGCGAGCGCGGAGGCAGAAACTGCCTCCCCAGCTTCATGCCATCGGCGGCGGCGCCCGGCAGACTGCATCCCATGGACGGAATCGAATTCATGTCAGGCGGTCTCCACCGGGACGATGCGGGCGGCGTCGGGGTCTTCGGGCTCCTGCAGCACAGCCGCGGCGGGAGCATCGGCGAGCAGCGCCTGCAGCTGTGGCGAAACCGGGACGATGGCGTTGTCCGCCCACCCCTCTACCGTCTCGCGAGGAAGCTGCAGCAGCACAGCCAAGCTGGTATCGCTGGTGAGTGCCAGGCACCGCATCAGCGCGCGCTTGGTCATTCCCTCGTCCGGCGATGCTGGCTGCACACGAAAAAGGTCCGGGCGCAAGGCGCGGGCCTGCCACTGGCGCCCTGCTGGCAATGGCGCGTCGTCTGGCCACTGGGAAACGGCCCCCGCAGTCACTCCGAAGAACCGGGCCACATCGGCGTCTTTCGCGCTGACGCCATTCCCGCCGAGGGCCTCTCTCACTGCACGCTTGGTGATGTCCATCTGCGCAATGTAGTGCGCTAAACGAACATCGTCAAGCTCACTAAACGGCATGGGGGGTTAAGCTCACTAAATGAAAGAGACTTTCGCAACCCGAATGGCCTTGGCCGTGCGTGAATCGAGGCAGTCACTGCAAGAGATTGCCGACCTCGCTGGCACCTCTAAGGGGCAGGTCAGCCAGTGGCAGACCGAGGGGAAGGTCCAGGTGGAGAACATCAAGGCGCATGTGGTGGAGAGCATCTGCAGCGTCCTGAACGTCCGTCCCCGGTGGCTTCTGTACGGCGAGATGCCGATGCGCCATAACGAGGACTCCGAGCCAGGGTCACCATATCGCGTGGCGGAAACCGCGCCCGTCTACGGTTCTGCGACCGAAGCCCCGTATGTTCGCGTCCAGCAATTGGATGCAGAGGCAGATATGGGGGATGGACGCGTTAACGCCGACACACCGGAGGTGATCCGGGCTATGGACTTCACGCCGGCATACATCCGGGCGATCGTAGGCTTCGTGCCGCCGCCTGGCCGCCTGGTCTTGGTAACCGGACGCGGTGACTCGATGATCCCGACCATCATGCCCGGGGAAGCCCTGCTCGTTGATACCGGCTGCACCAGCTATGACGGCGACGGCATCTACCTGGTGAACATCGGGAATGGGCAACAGGTAAAGCGCCTCATGGATCACGGCGCTGAGGCGGGGGTATACGTTCACAGCGACAACCTGGCGTACCCGGCGATTCCTTTCCCCAAGGGCGCCATCATTGGCGGCAAGGTCTTCTTGCGTAACAGGATCGACCGATTCAATTGAGATCGCTGGCCTCGCTGGCGAAAGCCCCGCTTCGGCGGGGCTTTTTTATGAACGCGTTCACCGTATCGTTTAGAGAACGCGTTTAGTGTCCTTGACGTTTATCGTTTAGCGCACTAACTTTGCTTCGTCGCCCCAAGACCAGCCCATCCCGGGCCGGGGCACGGAGACCGCAAATGTCCGGCACCGCCGCGCTCCCGCAGCGCCGCCCCGCAGTCGCAGTGCTGCGCGAGGCCACCAGGTACCTCCTCGCCTCCCTGCTGCTCGCCCTGGCCGGCTGCGCCGCGCCAGTCCACCCTGAGCCCGTGTCATCCGCCGTACTGGCCGTGGACGGCGAAGTCGCCATCCCGGCGGACCTGATCGTGACGAGCCCGCGCATCTGCGCCGCGCTCGCGGTCTACGACCTGGCCCAGCACGACGACTGGGGCCTGCGCGCCACCATCGCCCACACCGCCTTGAACGGCTTCCGTGCCGCCGAGCGCGTGCCGAACTGCGCTGCCGGCGTCGGCGCCGCGCTGACGCGCGATTTCCCGCCGCGGCGCTGGCAAGCCGCGCTCGATGCCGTGGACGCCGTGACCAGCGGCTCCTACTCCGTTTCCCCCGACGCATGCACCCGGGCAACTGCGGTTGCCCCCCTGTCCTCCGTGGTGAACGCCGAAACCCCATCGGCGGCCCGGGTGCATTGCGTCATCTACGACCTCGCGTTCGTCAGCGCCGCGCCCTGACGCGGCCCAGGAGAAGCCCATGCAACGCATGATCAGCCACCCCGAACCGATCGCGCCCTGCAGCAAGGGCCACGCCGCCCGCCACATCCATGACCTCCGCCGCGCCTCCGCCGGCGGCGGACACGGCATCGAGTGCGCCTGCAGCCACACCGCGCGGCACCCCGAGTACGAACGCGCCCTGGCGGAATGGGAGCAGATGCACCAGCAGCCGGCCGCGCGCCGCGCGCCCAGGACGCCGCGCCGGGTTTTCCCGGCCATGCCGCAACTCCAGCTGTCGCTCTGAGGTGGCCATGTCCGACGACGCCCAATCCGCCCTGCTCCTGGACGCCATCTCCAAGAAGCCGATGACCGCCATGGAGATCCTGACCGAGCTCGGCATCGCCCGCGCCAGCGCGCGCGTCTACGACCTGCGCCGGGATGGCTATGTCATCCACTCCACGGCGGTCGTGGTCCGCAACCGCCGCGGCAAGCCCTGCCGCGTTGCGCGCTACAGCGCGCCGACCGCACAGAAGCTCCTCATCCCGCATCTGCCGGGCCGCGCCCGGTACACCCATCGCCAAGGCAAGAAGGAATCCAGCCAATGACCACCGACCGCAATGAGCACCAGGCTCGCAAGCTCTTGGCATTGGGGCTTGATGAGTTCGGCCACCACACCGAGGCGGCGAACGTCCGCAAGGGCATCGACCTGGACGACTACAAGGTGGACCTGTGGGCCATCCGCGCCGCGCTGGGTGCTCAGCCCTCGCCAGTAGTCAAGCAAAACTTGACGACTGACCCCGCAGCGCCGGGGATCGACCTTAAGGCATTTCGCGAACCGGTCGCGTTCTGGTTCGAGCATCTCGTCACACACCCCTACACGGAAACGAATGCTGCACGGCTGCGCGAAGCAAAGCGCCTGCTGGCCATGATCGACGCCAGCCCCAAGGGCGGCAGCGAGGCGCCGCCGATGTTCTACATCCAGGACACGCGCGGCTTCGTCGGGAACTGTCCGATGTGGTGGGGGCCGGATGGCAGAGGTTACGTGACGCGGCTCGATGAGGCCGGCCGCTACACCGAGGAAGAAGCCATCCGGCAGAACAAGGCGCGCGACACCGACATCCCATGGCCGTGCGACGAGATCGACAAGCTTGCGCGCCCGACCGTGGACTTCCAGCACATGCGTCCTCGCAGCGAACGGCTGGCCGAGTTGGCCGCGCAGGCCGGCGATGCGGAGGTACGTTAATGGGCCACCGGCAGAGGATGGAAGCAATGTTGCGGGCCGGAGAGCGTGGGCGTGCTGCTCGCGACGCCGGGAAGCCTCGCACCGCGAATCCGTACAAGCCGGGGCCGTGGTCCAACCACCTCCGGTGGGATATGGCATGGGAGGCGCGCGACCGAGAGTTAGCCGCGCCGCTGGGCGATGCGGGGGGGGCAGCCGTGATCCGCCCGCTGACGACTGTGCGGCCCCGTTGCTGCGGCGCTAGTGAGGTATCGGCTGAGCCGATGCCTCGACCCACTTTAAAGCGCGCCCTCGTGACCAGCGTAAAGAACTCGGCCGGATTCCCGGAGCATTCGATCTGCCTTCTCCTCCAGCGCAGTTACTTCAGCAACGAGCCGCTCGATCGTCTCTCTGCCGAAAGGCACACCTCGGCGTGCAACTTCCATTGCCTCGGAGGCCTTCTGCAGATTCAGGACCAATCCCAAGCAACTTGCGATAGTCGCAGACTGACGTTCCGGAAGGATGTGCAGTCTCCCCAAGAGCATAGTTGTCATCGGCATTTCCATCTGCTTGAGACCATCTGCGGCTCCCTTCCTGCTTTCGTCATCATCCATCAGCCTATCCACGCCGAATTCAGTTACGAGCTGGCGCCACGCTCCCGCAATACTCGCTATCGAAGCAAACTCTGCGTAAAGAGCGGAGAGAATAACGACGCCCTCGCGCGCTCTTTCACGCGCGCTGGCGTCTGCCGGCGCCCTGGCCAGTGCATTTGCTTCTCTTCCAAGGCGCCACACTGCCCATGCGGAAGCAGCCGTGACAGTGACTCCCAATCCAGCAACCCAAAGGGCAGCAATCGCGATCAGAGCCGAAACCCACGCGGCACTAGCCGAATGGGCATCCCACCAGACGACGCAGTCCTTCGCCAACGGCCAGCACTGGCTCACTCCATCCAGCATGCTCATTCCCTGATCCCCCTGTGGATTGGGCGGCATTCTGCCATGCGTCCGCGCGCTCGAGCGGCCCGCCCGCAGGGGGTGAGGTGATGGCGCGCTGCATCGAACGGCACGGCTACGAGGTGGACGACAACGGCGTGATCCACTACGACGACCGCGAAGTCTCCTACGAGCATGTGGAGCGGATCGCCGGGCGGCGGCTGGATCGCCGGAAGAAGTACGCCGTGATCGACGGCCAAGTCGCCGAGGCGGCAACGTGGACGGTCGCGTGCACAGGCTGCAGTGAGACCCTCGAAGGAGCCGGCCACGGCTGCTCCGAATGCGGCTACACGGGCCGGCGCCGAGGTGGGTGCTGGTTCCCGCTGCAGCAGGCGGACCGCCCGCAGGGGGTGAAGGATGGCCGGTGATATGCCAATCGGACTGTGCGCCGTGTGCGACGACCCGCTGGACCTGAGCGATGCAGGCATCTGCAAGACCTGTGGCCAAGGCTTCTGCTGGTCTGGTTGCGGTGGGTGGTATGGCGGCGAACATGCCTGCCACAACTGCGCGCCGGAATTGGTAGAGGAGATCGGCTGCCCGCTGTGCGGCGAGCCATGGTGCGACGCGGACTGCGGAGAGGAAGCGGACAGCCCGCAGGAGGCGAGCGATGCGTGACCTGGACGTGCGCCAAGCCGGCGCCATGCACTATGTCCCGCCACCCGAAAGTGAGGTGAGCTATGGAAAACATGCTGCAATGGGCCGAAGCAACGAAGCACGACCTCTGCGGACGAATTCGAGAGCAGGCGTGCGAGAGGCTGCTGAACGAGGCAGCGGACGTCATCGAGCAGATGATCGGGGCGCATCGATCAATCATCGCCCCAACGCCGGAGATGCTTCGCGCGGCCTACTCAGCGGGCGGTGCCGGCATGGGCTTTCACGAGTTCCAAGGTCGCTACAGGGCTGCGCTGAGTGCGATGCTCGCGTCGATGGGCGACGACTTGGGCTAGACCAACACCGCGCGCAGTCGAGGGGCTGCGCGCGGGCTGGCCACACCGGGGACGTGGACCAAGCCAAGCACTCGGCTCGGGTCTACCTGTCAGAAGCTCGAAGCCGCCGCGGAACCGACTTCTTCTGGACCCTACTCGCCTGGGCGGCAAACGCTCGACGGCGCGCTACTCATCTGCCCGAGCGATCCGCTCCGCCAGCCGCGCCGGCCCAGCTGGAGCTATTCGCATGACCCGCAGCCTGACCCCAAACCCGCAACCGCTCGCGCCGACCATAGGTGCGCAGCCGGTGCGAAAGCGAACCGGTAGGCCGCCGGTCCTGATCAACTGCGGGCGCTACGGCCGGCTTTCTGTCCCGCAGATCGCCGTGGTCGCCGGGGTTACGGACGCCGCTATCCGTGCCCGCCTCCGCTACGGCTGGAAGGGCGCGCAGCTTTGCCAGGCTGTCGGCGCGCGGCCGAACGCGAAGCGCGGCGAGATCCGGGTGCCGACCATGCTGATTGCGGTGCAGCTGGCCCAGCGATTCCGGGACCGGGCGCCGAGCGTGGAGGAGATCCGCAAGTTCAGGCCGATGAGCCTCTCCGCGGCGAGCCGCTGGCGCCAGGTCATCCGGGCCGCGCTCGAAGCGAATGGGCCGCGAGGTGCCTGCGATGACTGACTTCAGGATCAGTCCGGCCATGGTGAAGGCGCTGCGCCGGCTTGCTCACGGGCAGAAGGGCCTGGACGAGGAGACCTACCGGGCGCACGTCCGGGCTGTCGGGTGCGAAAGCACCTTGGACCTCACCCGGCCACAGCACGCGGCGCTGCTGCAGCGCCTGGTCGCCCTCCCCGACAGCCCGAAGGTGCGCGGCAATGCTCGGCGCGCCTGAGCAGCTCGACATCTTCGGCTATCGCGCTCGGCGCCTGGCCGAAATCAATCGCGTCGCCGCCGATGCAGCGCGCGTCGCCTACAACTTCCCGCCCTCCATCCGAGATGAGCGGGTGAGGTTCTATCTGGCCGAGGCCGAGCGGTACGAGTCTCTGGCCGCCGAGTGCGCACCGCCTGCGCGACGCACTGCTCAGTCGATGCCCGAGGCTCGCGACGGCCGCCCGCCCGCATTGGAGCAGCCTTCTCCCCCAAGGGAGAAGCACCACCATTCACTGCAACAACCCCGGCGGAAGCCGGACGCAAAAGGAGGGCCACATGGCCGATAACAATCCGGAGGTCTTGCTGACCATGGCGAAGGTAAAGGCACAGACCGGCATGGGCGCGACCTTCATCTACGAGAACATCAAGGAGAAGCGCTTTCCGAAATCCATCCGCGTCGGCCGCCGTGCCATGTGGGTGCAGTCCGAGGTCCAAGCATGGATCAGGTCTCGGATCGAAGAAAACCGAGGGTCGCAGCTGGATGGGTAG